GTCACAACAGCCACAAAATAGTAGTTCCATTTTTGCTTTATAATCACAAAGAATGGAAAATACTGTCTTATGGCTGTTTTTTACACGAATCGTTGCCGTACCCCATAATGAGCGAATAAATGAAGCCATAATAGCCGACTATTGTACGCCTTTTGAATACGACCAGATATCTAACGAAATATACAAATGCTTTATTGCAGATAAAAGGATATTTAACCCGTCGATAGGGACATGGAATAACCTTAGAAAGGTTGAAGAAAGAATTGCGTCAATATGCAAAGAAAATAACGGACGTTATTTTAAAACACAAGCTAAGACAGCTAAGTTTGCCATTATTTTTGATCCGCAAAACAGGAAGGTTTCAAACATTAATAGCTTGAGGGAAAAAGGATACCTCGTGACTACTTTCGAAAAAGCGCTTTTATTTTTTGGTATAGCTAATTTATGGGACTGTGAGAGAATGGTTAAAGCAGAAGTAGAACGTAAAGAAGCCGTGAAGGCTCTTATTAAACAAAAAAAGGCCCCCACCGTTTCCGATGAGGGTTATATATTCGAAGGAAGGTCGGATACCACAACCGACCTTTAGTAAGGAGGATGTGTCAGTCTCATTTCAATTCCGGTAAAATAGGGAATCTAAAAAGCCCCCAACGCAATATTGAGGGCTTTCTCTCGTGTAGGGTTAACGTTCTATGCTTTCATGATCCATAATTTCATTGACTTGATTCTCTAATTCTCTGGTAGCTACCTGCCATCTTTGCTCTAAATTTTCAGCTATTCGCGCTGCCTGGCGAGCTTGGTCTCTTGCACGATCTACGTCACGCTTCAACGAATTAGCGAAGTTAATTTTAGCATTAAAATCAACGTTCAAATCTCGCAGATATCTACGGGCATTATTTCTTAACTCTTTAGCCTTCTTTAACTTTGGTCTTTGTTCGTTCTGAGTCTTTTCTAGTGCAGCTATCCGCTGCTCACATTCTACGATTTGTGATGGCTCTAAGTGGTCATAATGGTCATACTTGTTTTCCATTTCGCGGTGCAGCACCATCTTCAATGTCGATATCTGACTTTCAAATCTGGGATACTCTGTCTCGATATACTGATGGGCTTCTGCTTCAACCTTTTTGAAATGTTCCTTGAGTGCGGATAATTTGGAATCTAGTGATTTCTCTGTGGGTTTAATTGCATACTCTACCCCTTCAGGCACATTTGCTGCACACTCTACAGACTTTCTTTTTGTGAATCCTAACATTTTAAATCACTTCTCCTTTTATTTTGAATCCGATTTGGATTAGTTAAATAATGACCCAAGCGAAACTTCCAATTCTCCGAATTTTTCCTTGGCAATATCAAAAGTTGTCATCGATCTCAAAAGCTCATACAACTTGAATATTTTGAAGTTAAAGATCTGGATATTATCGGAAATTTCGTCGGGGTTTATTTGGTCAGGAAATAGATCCTCAAAAGCCGCGAAAACCCCAAAAAACTGCATCACACTATAGATATATAGAGTCTTATCCTGACTGTATTTTTTAAGCTCTTTTAACAAATTTTCATAATGCATCTTTAATTCAGTTTTCAAGATGTGATCAACCTGATCTTCGATGCTATTATTAATGCCGTTAAGCTGAAAGAAGGTATCACGCTTAAATAAATACCCATTCCGGGCTGCATGGAACTCTGTCCAGTAATACAGCACACCAAATAAATCGTGTTGCTCTATTGCTTCGTAATTACCATTGCAAAACTCTGTAGAAAAATCAAAAAAATCATGAATGTGAGTAGTTTCATGGACAAGAGTGCCCACAAAGGTTAATGTCTCATTTACAGCTTTTTTTGCTATGAGGACATGGTGAACTTCACTTGTCGTTTGAGGAATAACGATTGTGCCATTGAGGCCTGCTATAAACGCGGTTATATCTTTTGAAAATTCGTATCCCTCTTTGTCGTTGCGATCCAATTCCAATCGCCTAGCGTAAAGATCATCCACGAATTCAAGATTTAATTTTATCCGTTCGTACTGCGTTATTAAGTAATAATTATTTAGTACCGTTTCGACTATTTGATCGCGAAAACTATCTTGCATATTTTTTTAGCTCCTCATTAATAATTTCATATCATTTAAAAGAGGGATAGAAAAAGAGCTCTAGGGAACCCTTTTTCTATTTTCGTACAAACTTAACGGGGGTAATTGTATCCACTCGGATAGCCGATGCAGAGTCCTTGCCGGTCTGTTTCCTCTAAGTTGAAGGAATGCATTGTTTTGGCTACAGCCCTACCGTTTATGGCAGATGTTACATTAATGATTAACGGTTGGCTTGATCTATCATTATTACCACTATTGGAGGTATTGGATCTGCTGCCTAACACGGAGTCAATCTGGCTTAATGGAATAACAGCCTCCGGCTCAACCTCACTAAGCGTTGCTACTTGCGGAGACATAGCTATGCCGCCAGTGGCGTAATGGTTCAGCGCTAATGCTCCAGCCCCCAGCGCACCTTCGCCAAATCCTGTACTCAATGCTGCCCCAGCTCCGGCAACCGCAGCGGGTATTAAGTCTAGTCCTCCGGTCGCTATAGTTGCACCGCCTACGACAATTCCGGTACCGATCGCACCTAACAACGCCTGGTGGTCATTAGTCCAGTTCTTAAGGTTATCACCTATATTAGACAGTTCTTTGCCCGTGATCTGCCCTAAGGTTTCCAATCCCGAAATGGCACTTCCTAAAACCGAATCGAATTCTTGCCCAACTTTTGACGCCCAGCTTCCCATTAATGTTTCTGTCGAGTTCAAGGCCTGACTGAATCCAGTTTCGAATTGCTCTCCCCACGTCGAAAGAGTAGCTTCGCCCTCTTGAGCCCATCCTTTCAACGTTGCCCCGGCAGATGAAGCCCACTTCTCGAAACCAAGATTAGTTACCAGCGCCCATCCCGCCAGTATTGCCTCCCCAACTATTGCCCAAGGAGATAGAATTAATTCAGTAGTTAATGCCCACGCTGCAAGCGTTCCCTCTGTTACGCCTGCCCACGTTGCTAGCCCTAGTTCCGTCAAGGTCGCCCATCCGGTTAATGTTCCCTCCGTTACCGTGGCCCACGTTGCTAAACCTAACTCGGTCAAGGTTTCCCATCCCGTAAGAATCCCTTTCGTCACTGTGGACCACCCGGCTAGTGTACCCTCGGTAACGGTTGCCCAAGTAGCAAGCCCAAGCTCAGTGACTGTTTCCCATCCTCCTAAGATAGCACCTGAAGTAGCAGACCATGCCGCGAGTGCCGCCGTTGCTGCAACTGCCCAATTTTGTACAACAGGAGGAATTGGTGGTATCGGTGGGAATGGGGGCATTGGTCCAAAGGCAATTGGAATAAATACGCCTTTTTTGTTATCATTGCCACTCCCACCGCCCGGCACATTTGGAGCAGTGGGCTTATCCGGTCCCGCCATAACCCCAGGCATGCCACCGCCGCCGCCTGAGCCAGCATCTTGCGTAATATTGTGAATCTCATCGAACGACATCAGATTATCCTTGAGAGTTTTTCCGAGCTTTTCTTGCTCCTTGTTTAAGTCATTCGTACTCTTTGCCAACGTATGATTTGATGTCGCCGCTTCATTCGCCGCTGTGCTTGTGCTATAAAACGCAGACTGAATATTATCCTGGAATTGTTGCCCGATATTGCTAAAATCCCAATGGAATAGGTCGCTGATTACGCTTCCGACATCTTCATCGAACAAGGTAACATACTTGATATATGTCGCCAGTGCATTGCCTAGCCCGATAAGTACCTCTTCGACATCTACGGCAATAGTCTTAAACTCTGTCATTGCTGGGATTAAAGCATCAGCCAGGGTGCGCTTCATCTGCTCAAAATCCTTGTCTACTCTAGCTTGCCTATTGGACAACGTATCAGCTTGAGTGGCATAATATCCCGTTGCATCCCCGGCCTTTGCCATGATAGCTTGATATGCCATAAGCGCCGTTTGGGCATCCGTCATCGTTTGACCTTGCTTTATAATGCCCTCACTCAACGCTCTTTGCTTCAGGTCGGCTGCGCTGATCTCAATTCCGAGTGATTTAAGACCCCTAGTTTGTCCCTCAAGTCCCATTTGCAATGACTGGAACACGTCTGAAGGATCAACTCCACGTAACTTTCCTAAGTCGTATGACAGTTGTGTTATGCCCTCAGACATACCTTCCGCTTGCTTGGGATCGAAACCCTGCATTGTCATGTTCATATACTCTTTTGATAACATTTTCTTAAGAGCTTGCTCGTCTACCCCATATGAATCGCTTAACTTCTTACTAAACTGTTCAGCATCATCTGACATACCGCCCATTGCCGCGCTAAACTGACGTTGTGCGTCTTGAGTGTTAGCGGCAAAGTCCATGGTTGCTTTGCCAGCCTCAAAGAGCTTGTCGATAGCCAATACCGCCAGTCCGAGTGCGAAGAGTTCGGGTAAAAGCGTGTTAATAACATCGGCTGAAGCTGCCAGTTTTGTCGCCATCCCCGTACTTGAATCGCCTATGGCGGTGAAAGCTTCGGTTAGGGTTTCTTTGAGATTGCTAAATTTTGTCATGGTGGCTGAAGTGTAGCCCCCCACCTCTTCTGACATTACTTGAAAATCTCTTAACGTCCCTCCTGTGAATTTTGCTTGAACTGACGTAGCGCTTTCGAGAACCTTTTCGTAACCTGAGATATCTACGCCTACTTGCTCAAAAACACTTCTCACTCTTGTTTGGAATTCACCCATGGACTCGTTTGAATCTTTGGAAAAATTTGCTATGGTCCGTTGGCCACTCTGAATCGATTCGACCAGATCGGTACTGTTAAGGTGCGGGAGCCCGAAACTACGAAGTGAATTTAGGGCATTATCCTTAAAATTGGCAATCGTATTCTGTGCTAGCTTCATCTGTGCGGTAAGGTCCGTTAAATCTGTGCCTACGCGAAGATTTATGTTTCCTATTGTTCCCATTTGTATTACCCCCTTTCATATAAAGCGTGAGTATTAGGCATTCCCGGTTATCTTATTGATGCCTTTAGAAAGCTCGTCAATCATAGCGGCTTGAATTTCGTCATAATGCTGTGTCTGAACCTCCTTCATAAAGTGACTGCCGTCTACTTTCTTGCCATCACGAGTGGTGAACCCGAGATCCTTAAAGTGTGAGTACCAAGTACCCAAGATCTTATAGACCGTTTTCCCATTTGGAGACTTCTCTTTCTTGAGTTTCAGATACCGTTTAAGATTTCCACCTTCGTAACGGCCCCAATCGGCATTTTTACCCTGCCTTCCTAGGAAAGTTCCATTAGCCGGTTGCAGATTTGCCGCGACATATTTTAGTGCCATATTTGCACCCTTTTTTGCGGCATTATCAATTAGCGAATTTGGAAACGCCTCAAGCTGCTTGAACATGCCAATAACCTCGTCTATTCCCTCAATGGTTGTTTCCGACATGCTTATCACCTCGATCCATTTATTAGATAGAGCGTGCTCTTTTAAAGAACACGCTTTTCATAATTACGTTAGTTATGGGGAACCATCTTAACAAACGCTTCTGCCTGAGACACCCCTCCATCTCCAAGGAGCCAACCCTTATAATAAACATCGTTGGAGGCAAATCCAGGCCCTAATGAAGATTTTTCAATCAGCGCATCAGCGGATATATTGAAGCTATAGAAGCGTAGGTCGGCCAGGAGGATAACCCCGTCTGCAAGGTAAGGTGTCATGATCACGGGGCTACCAAGCACTTGACCCGCGATAGATGATCGGGTATATTCTGCTTGCCCATTACTAGCGACTGATAAGCTCAATTGAGGAGTTTCTAAGAAGATGGGTCTGCCAACTGCATCCTTAATGGCACACACGCCTGAGTAGAGGGTGTTGCTGTTCATGATCCACATTGCACCGGGATGATAAGGAGTAGGGAGCAAGGCCTTTGCTTGGGTTAAATTGTCATACGTGAGTGATGAAAGAGTTGCACCTGCAGGGCCGTAAATGATTTGGTTTCCACTGCCCCAGGTGATAGCGTTCAGGATACCCAGCGGCATATTATTAGCAGAGCCAGTCCCATTTAAAATGGCATTCTCGATGGCCACCATGAGTTTGGCGAATAGTTTTTCCACTATATAAGCTTCGAACGCATCCACCGCGAGTTGTTCCACTACCCGGGATACTTTTACCAGCTTGATAAGGTCGTATCCTCCCAAGGAGAGACTACCTAAAGAGTCATTTCCTGCGCTAACGGTCGTTGACTCTGCGGTCCATGCGGCATCGTCGCTTGTGCTTTCAATAGGTACCCGGAGATTGCCCTTAATATTGGTTTTGCTGATAAAAGGATAGACCGCCGATACAACGAGCAGTTTCTGGATAATCAAGTCTAAAGTCACGGTTGGGATTGCTGCTCCAGCACTTGAGGAGTTCGAGGTAAAGCGTAACTCTTGAAGGTTTCTGCCATTGCCAATAGCGTTACCGGCTTGTAATACACTACGGGGTACGGCAACGATTCGTGTAAAAAACAGCCATAAGACAGTATTTTCCATTCTTTGTGATTATAAAGCAAAAATGGAACTACTATTTTGTGGCTGTTGTGACATAAAACTCCTCACCTGTGTCCA